GCGCTAGATAGCGTTTTCGGCGGATAGTGAACCCCTTGTACCTCAATCTCGATGATGTCGTCTCGCAGCTGCAGGCTGCGGGGCTTGACGTTTCAGCGGTTGATCTGGTCATCGGATCGGAGAAGTTCACGCGCGTTCGGGTGGATGGTCGGCGCGGTAAGCCTGGGTGGTATCGGCTGTCAGCCTGCGGCGAGCTGCTGTATGGCTCGTTTGGCGTGTGCGAGGGGGCTGATTACGGGTCGCAGAGGGTCGCGGTTGACCGGAAACACCGGCAGAGTTTGACGCCCGAGCAGCTGGCGGCCCAGCGGGCGCAGCAGGAGCGGGAGCGCAAGGAGCTGGCGCGGAAGACGGCCGAGAATCACGAGAGGGCGGCGCGGCATGCGGTCGCGCGGTGGCGTCGCTGTCTTTCGGTCGGCGATAGTGCCTACCTGATCAAGAAGGGGCTGCCGCCCGGCCGGTTGTTCGGGGCCAGGCTGTCGCCGCTGGGGAATCTGGTGGTTCCGATGCAGGACGCGGCCGGGAAAACCTGGGGCCTGCAGCTGATCTACAGCGATCCGGCGATCATCAAGAAGAAGGAGCGCGACAAGGACTTTTTCCCGGCCGGGCTGCTGAAGTCTGGGCATTTCTTCCAGATCGGGGCGATCCGCACGGGTGACGTGGTGCTGGTGGCCGAGGGTTTCGCGACAGCGGCGACGCTGCACGAGGCGACGACGCTGCCGGTGGTGGTCGCATTCGATGCCGGCAACCTGCTGCCGGTCTGCCAGGCGCTGGTCAAGGCGTGGCGCGGGTTGCGGTTGCTTGTCTGTGCCGATGACGACTACCTGCAGGTCTGCCAGGCGTGCAAGACGTACACGACCGTCGAGACGGCGGTCTGTCAGCACTGCGGACAGCCGCACCGACAGCGGAACTCGGGGCGCTACTGCGCCGAGCTGGTCAAGATGACGCTTGGCGAATCGGTCGGCGTGACGTTCCCGCGCTTCGATTCGCCGCGCTCGCTCAAGCGCAAGGGCGCGACGGACTTCAACGATCTGGCGTCGTCTCCGGATGGCGGGCTGCATGCCGTCAGGCAGCAAATCCGATCCTCCTTGCTGGCGCTTGATTGGGAGTCTCGTGGACATCGTGCTGCGTCGGTGGCGGAAGTTGGCGAGGGGGGCGGGGCGCGGGCGCCATTGCGCGGGAATATCTCGCTGGAAGAGGCGCAGGAGCGCTGGGCACTGATCTACGGTGCCAAAGACACGATGTTCGACTTCGAAGAGCGCCTGCTGGTCGCGAAGAGCAACGTGCTCGATCTGCTCCCGGATCATGCGTGGCGCGAGTGGAAGCGAAACGGGATGAAGGTCGCGCGCATCGATGAAGTCGGATTTGATCCGACGGATCGCGACAGCAACATCCTGTGCAATCTGTGGGGTGGCTGGCCGACGACTCCGAAGGCTGGCTGCTGCGACCGGCTGCTCGAACTGCTGCGGCATTTGTGCAGCCTGGAGGCGAACGCCGAGCAGCTGTATCAGTGGGTGCTGCGCTGGCTGGCGTATCCGCTGCAGCATCCGGGCGCGAAGATGCGTTCGACGCTGATCTTTCACGGCCCGCAGGGGGCCGGCAAGAATCTGTTCTTTGAGACGTACATGGCGATCTTCGGGCGCTATGGGCGCGTGATTGATCAGTCGGCGATCGAGGACAAGTTCAACGACTTCGCGAGCAAAGCGCTGTTCCTGATCGCTGACGAAGTGGTGGCCAGGGCCGATCTGTGGCACATCAAGAACAAGCTCAAGGGCCTGATTACGAACGAGTGGATCCGGATCAACCCGAAACAGATCGCCGCGTACCACGAGCGGAACCACCTGAACCTGGTATTCCTGAGCAACGAGCACATGCCGGCGGTCATCGAAGCCGACGACCGCCGGCATTGTGTCGTCTGGACGCCGCGCAGCTTGTCGAAGGCGTTCTACGATGAAGTCAGCGCCGAGCTTGCCGCCGGCGGCCGCGAGGCGCTGCACTGGCATCTCCTGCACCTTGATCTCGGCGATTTCGACGAGCACAGCAAGCCGCCGGCGACGCGCGCAAAGGCCGACGTGCAGGAGCTTTCAGCGGGAAGCATCGAGCGCTTCGTCCGGGACTGGACGGCCGGCGAACTCGAGTTCCCGATCTGTCCCTGCAGTTCGGCGCAGGCATTCGCGGCTTACTCGCGCTGGTGCGGCGCGCGGGGCGAGCGCGCGCGGGCGCAGAACCACCTGTCCGGCTTCATTGGCAAGCTGCCGGGCTGGTTCATCGGGCTGAAGGATTGCTTCGAGACGGCGCACTATTCCGGCGCCCGGAAACGGCTGCGCGTCGTCCTGCCGTCGGATGATCTGCTGCAGCAGAAGGGCGCGGACTACCGCCGCCGGCCGGACCAGAATGAATCGCAGTGGATCACCGATGGCGTGTTTGCCTTTCGCCAGGCGCTGGGAGAGGTCGCATGATGCGCGCGCGCTTCCTGAGCGAACACAGCGAACGCAGCGAACACAGCGAGCGAACACATCAAGTGATTGATTTTGCTCGAATAGTACACAGCGAACGCAGCAAACCACGTGCACGTATACGTGAACGCGTGATGCGTGCAACGGGCGCTTTGCATGCATGCGCCCCTCGCGCGTGTACGTATACCCTGCGTTCGCTGCGTTCGCTGTGTACTATGTGTTTCGTATCAACGCCTTACGCATGCCCGCCTGTGTACGCTCCTGCGTTCGCTGCGTTCGCTCGCGCGCGCTTTCTCGTTCTTTTCTCCCGAAAATGGAAAGGCGAGCAGTGGAAAAGGTGACTGCATCCGGCTTTGCCGCCATTCTGGGTGTCCACAAGGCCACCATTTGCCGGGCCATTCAAGCCGGCCGGCTGGTTCCTGATGCCGACGGCCGGCTCGATGTCGCACTTTGCCTGCAGCGCTGGGAAAGCACGCGCAGCGGCATGCGGCCCGACGTTGCCGCGCGCATTGCGGCCGAACGGGCTGCCAAGGCCGAGGCGAATCAGAATTCGCCCGGCCAGGCTGCCGCTGGCGCCGCAGGAGGCGTTTTCTCGGACGCGCCTGTGTCTGCACCTTCGCCGGCCCCTGAAAACGCCACTGGCGCGCCAGCGGGCCGTCCGGCGAGCCAGAAAAGCGACCGGCAGCACTACAGCGCCGTCCGGCTGGATGCGGCGAACAAGCTGGCGCTGCTCGAGATCGAACTGCGCACGCACCAGCGCTACCCGTTGGAAGGCATCCGCCGCGAAGCGCATGCCCTGGGCGGCACGCTGCGTGCCGGGCTGGAGCGGCTGATCGACCAGACCGCGCCGTTGCTGGCGATGACCAGCGATCGCGCGCAGCGGGCCGCGATCATCCAGCCGGAACTGCTCGCCCTGCGGCGACTGCTGCGGAAATCGCTGCCGCGCGCGCTGCGCAGCCTGCGGCGCGCTTCCGAGGTGGCGCGATGAGCGGGGCCAGCCCCGCCGGCAGCCTGCGCGGGG